CCAAAACAAAACAAAATGTCAATTGTAAATCAGAAATCTCCGGTAACTGTCGAACCGGATCAGTTGTCGTCAAACACCCCCTTTTCCTGCTGGAAAATCTTCGAGCGTAAGCGACGTGTCATACCGAAATCTACTCTCGGCAAGACATCGTCGGAATATCGTTCCGGTAAGGTCAATGTTGGCCAGAAGATTCGAGATCGTTTCTACAAAATGTGGAATGGGAACGATCTCACTAAGCGCAGTAAGTACGCTGCCAGCAGACGCACAATGCCAGCCATCGACTTTCGAAAGATGCTACACCATCAGCTTCGCAACATCTCGAAAGTTCCAATGGCATCAAACCACACCCATCCTAAAGCAGCATCGTTACGCACGTCCGTCGCTGTCGACCTTGAGAAGATCGTCATCGGTGCCGGATTCAAACCATACAGTGTGTCGATGTCAAAGCGTGACCAGTATGATGGTTGTCGCTATTACTTTATGGAGAAGGACTTGGATAAAGAGTTCAGAGATGATAAAGTCACGGACCAACACGTGCTTTTGATGATTGATGTCGACTATTATTGCGACATCAACCAATTTCTCCAATTGGGAAATCCAATCATGTTATATACATTTGTCCCAACCGAAGCCGGTGGAGTCGCCCTCGATGCGAGTTATACCATTACCAATAATATGGTTAGCTATAGCGTCAAAGGAGGAGCCACTTACCACCATGAACTTTGGGATTACAGCGGAGACAATGTTATTGTACGTGATAAATATGGAAACACTATTGTGTACATTATAGAGCAACACATTGTAGAGGACGATCCAAATCGCCGAATTATCGGGTTATATCCTGTTGCCACCTATCCTCGTAACACATGTCCATTCAAACCAACACGCTATGGTTTCCCCCGTTTACAACCAACGAATAATGGAGTAAATTGCATCCGCAATATTACGGATCAAGTCATCTCTGTCGCCGTGGAAGGATCCTCCAACGCAGTGACCATTTCCCAGTCAATATACGACGCTCTTGTCGTGCGACGTGGTGAAAGTAAGAACCCTGTTATTGCTGATGTAGAACGTATCCTCAACGCCGAACATGTCAACAACTCGCCCTTGAAGGCACCAATTCTCTTCAAATTGCTGCAACAACCAGCAACTCAATGTGGGAAAATATCATCTACTGCAGTCCTCGGACAAGCGCGGAACTTTCAAACTTTGTTCCCCCTTGTGCATGAGGACGGTAAGCCAGTTGGCAGAAGTGTAGCCCCATCTCTTGTAACCGAACCGGCATTCGTTCCAGCTAAATCATTTAACAATGATAATGCCACAATCATCGGTCGCATAGACAAGGTACGGAATACAGCAAAATCACCACCATCATGGAAAATCTACGATGCGGA